AGACATTCAAACAACATCTTGAAGAGGCGACTAAGTTTACTCCTGCTCAAGTACAATATGATGATCATGAGATGCTCCCTAATGCTGAGACAGCAATAGAGGCATTGAATGCTTATGTTGGGTCCATTGGAGAACAGGAAGTACTGAATCCAACTCTTGCAGTCAAAAGGCTGCAAACCAACTTGAGTAAGATCGGTTACTACTTTGAAATGATGGACTTAGATAAGTCTGGAACCACTATGTTCGCAATGAGACATAATGCTGGAGCTTTCAATGCTAATTATGACAATAATCCGTATGGTGAATTTCAAGAGGATGATGGGATTTCGAGGCACATTGAAGGTGGCATTTCACTTATGGTGACTTGTACTCCAAGTGGTAGTGGAAAATCAATGGTCGAAGCAGAGATCGTAAGAAATTCAGATTCAATGGACGAGGAAGATATCTAACTTCCATGTTCGACAATTTGACTAAAGACAACATTGTGTTGTATGCAATCAAGCATTATCACAATCCGTCTTGTGAAGGTATCAATGAATTTTACGATGATATGAAGCGATTTAAGTACATCAAGAGACTTTTTCGTAAATATAAAGACTCTGGTGTACTTAAAGAGCGACTTCTCCTGAATCATATTATAATCCTGAATAACTTATTTGGTGCAGAAGCCACATCCACTCTCTTATTCTTCAAGATTGAGATGGAACACTGGCCTGCACTAAAAAGTTTTATGGAATTTTTAAACATAATGCCAGAGAATGATCTTGCTCATGTAAAGAGTGATGAACTGGTAAGACAAAGATTATTAGAGTTATGACTCCTTTACATGAAAATCGTGCAGTTGATTTGTTCGTAACTTATAGGTTTCTCAAGTTACTAGTGACTCCTTGGGAGAAACAAGAAGCTTATAAATTAGGAATAATCGACAAGAATGGAAAGAGGACTAGTAAGAAAGTAGAGTCATCGGATGAGAAAAGTGCATTCACTTTATTGCATCGTCTAGTATTCAACTTCAAAAGGATACTCAGTAAAATTCCTCTAGTCAGAACTCAGATAGGAACTTATGCAACAGCTTTGTTTCTACTAAGAGAACACTATGGTATTCGGTTGGATGAACCTCAGATAACTAAACATCTGATGGAGAACAACATGATCAATTATCAAGATTCAATTTCTGAAGAAGTGGTTGGATTTGGAAATATGTTACCTGCTGGAGAGTACACACTCAAAGACATGGTTACAGCTGATGACGATGAGATAGATGCTCAGAAAGGTGATAAGGTAACAGCAATCGAAGATACTCCACCATCGGACAGAGTTTTGGGTGTAGATATCTTTCCTGTAATTCATCAAAAAAGTAACAAAAAAATATATGTTTCGTTGGAGGATATAAATGATTGAGATATTCGTAGAAAATACAGCTGCTCCTGAAACCTCTGGTGTAGATATGGCACCAAACATGGGAGTTCCTGCTAGTAAGAAAAAAAGAAAATATGAAACTTTCAAAGTCTCTGATGAGGTATTTCATAAATTCAGAAATGGAAAGACAAAGTTTGAGAGATGGTCTAAGTATCTAGATCTGGCTGATACTCACCAAAAGAAAATTTATGACTGGGCTAAAAGACATCATAAAGGTGTGATCGTTCTTCAGAATGCAACAACTGGTGCTGTTCGTGGTATTCGTTTCAACAGAAATGGTGGTGGACAGTGGGGAAAATTGTCTCGTATAAAAGAGCAAGTCCTTCAGCAAACTCAAGATATGATTACCATCAATGAGGATGTTTTAGATGTTCTTAGAAACATCGTGAAAAACCAGCAATTTCAAAAAGTCAAATTCAAAGATAAAAAAACTGCTTCGGTAGATATGTTCACTGCGAGTGCAATGGTTAAAGTTTATGATGCTTTGAACAAAGACAATCAGTCTAAGTTCAAAGATATGATCAATAAAAACTTGCAGGGTTTCATGGCCATGCAAAAATTTGCTATGCAGAAAGTTAGATGAACGTAGAAGCAGAAATTGCAGTGCTCAAAGAACAGATTAAACAAATATCAGAATCGTTTGATGATCATGTAAATCAAAACAGAGAAGATTTCAAAGAAGTCCATTCACGTATGACTACTATGAAAAGAGAACTTTCAGATGAAATAAACTTGACATTTGAAAAACTATGTGATAAGATAGATGAAAATGAGAAAGACATAGGCGGTCTGGAGAAGTGGAAATGGACCGCCATGGGTATTATACTTACCCTTACTTTTATAATGACAGCGCTACAGACAGTTGGAGCGCTCCAGTAACACTCCCCCTACATAATGAGTTATATTGATCAGAAGTACATAAATCTATGTATATCTAGGCTTGAAAGATTTAAGAAAGTAAGAAACGATCTTTGGAACTTTCGTTGTCCCATTTGTGGTGATTCCCATAAACGGAAAGACAAAACGAGAGGATACATTTACAAAAAGAAAGCCTCTTACTTTTTCAAGTGCCATAATTGTGGTGCAGGCCAAACCTTCAATAACTTCCTCAAGACAATAGATGGTATTCTTCATAAGGAGTATACGATGGAGAAGTTTAAGAATAATCAAACAGGAGGAAATACACCAATCCCAGATAAAGTTCCTTTTGAGTTTGAAGCCCCAAAGTTCAATACTCCGAAGAACAAAGAATTGGCTGAACTGAAAAAGTTCAGTGATCTAAAAGACCATCCTGCTTTCGCATATATAGAACACAGGAAAATTCCAGAGAAACATTTGGACAAACTTTACCTTGCAGAGAACTTCTACAAGTGGTCTAGAACAATGTTTCCTGAAAAATTTCAGAGTATAAATATAGATTATCCTCGACTTGTCATCCCCTTCTTTGATAAGTCAGGAAAAATGTTTGCTTACCAAGGACGAGCTTTCGGTAAGGAAACGCCTAGGTACATCACTTTAAAACTTGCAGAGGATAAAGAGAAGATCTATGGACTTGACCGAATTGACTACGAAGATCATGTCTATGTCGTTGAGGGTCCACTAGATTCACTTTTCTTGGACAACTGTTTGGCAGTTGCTGGTGCAGATTTGAATCTACTCAATCTGGAACCAACTACTACAACTGTCATCTATGATAATGAACCAAGAAATAAGCATACAGTAGAAAGGATGTACAAATCAGCAGATCGAAATTATAATGTTGTTGTATGGCCCGATGATTTGAAACAGAAAGACATCAACGATATGGTGCTTGCAGGATACCATGATATTATGGAATTCATAAAAACCAGAACCTTCAGAGGTTTGCAAGCGTATTTAGAAATCAACAAATGGAAGAAGATATGAAACTACCTACCGAATACCAATCATTCATTCACCTGTCCAGATATGCTAGATGGGATTATGATAAGACCCGAAGAGAAACATGGGAAGAAACTGTAGACCGATATTTTAATTTTTTCAAAGATCACTTGAAAGAAACTTGTAATTATGAAGTAGAAGAAGAAGACCTGAAACAATTGCGAAAAGCAGTGGTCAACTTGGACATCATGCCTAGTATGAGGTGTTTGATGACGGCAGGGGAAGCTCTAAAGAGAGAAAATGTTGCAGGGTATAACTGCTCTTATGTAAAGGTAGACTCACCCAGATCATTCGATGAGATACTATACATATTAATGAATGGAACAGGAGTAGGATTTTCGGTAGAAGAAGAATTTGTAAATAAGTTACCAGCTGTCGCAGAAGAATTTTATGAAACAGAAAGTGTTATCGTAGTTAGAGATTCCAAACTAGGATGGGCAAAAGCACTCAAAGAACTCTATGGTATGCTGTGGATGGGTCAGATTCCAACATGGGATCTTTCCAAAGTTAGACCAGCAGGAACTCCCCTCAAAACTTTCGGTGGTCGGGCATCTGGTCCAGAGCCACTAGAAGATCTATTCAAATTCTCAATCAGTATTTTTCAAAATGCAAAAGGAAGAAAACTCAAATCAGTTGAAGCACACGACTTGGTTTGCAAAATCGCAGAGATTGTCGTGGTCGGTGGCGTTAGGCGTTCTGCTCTTATCAGCCTTAGTAACTTGGGGGATCGGGAAATGCGATACGCCAAGTCAGGAAACTGGTGGGAAACAAATGTGCAACGGGCACTTGCAAACAACTCCGTCAATTATAAAGAAAAACCAGACGTTGGAACTTTCATGCGAGAGTGGCTATCCCTCTATGATTCCAAATCTGGTGAAAGGGGTATCTACAATAGTATGTCTGCCAAGCGAACAACAGAAAAACTAAACCAAGAAAAGGACCAAGATGGCAACAACATTATTCGGCGTCATGCCAGGGAAGACTTCGGCACAAATCCTTGCTCTGAAATCATTCTACGCAGTAGAGAATTCTGCAACCTTACTGAATGTGTTATCAGAGGACGGGACTCTATGCAATCTCTCAAAAAGAAAGTTAGACTTGCAACTATCCTTGGAACCTGGCAGTCTACTCTCACAAATTTCAAGTACCTCACAGGAGAATGGAAAAGGAATTGTGATGAAGAGAGATTACTTGGAGTATCCCTCACAGGAATCATGGACAATGGAATCACTAATGGAGGAACTGGAGGACTTGATAAACGACTGAAAGACCTCAGAGATGAAACTGTTAAGACAAATCAAGAATGGGCTGAAAAACTCGGAATCCCAAATTCTGCTGCGATTACTTGTGTTAAGCCTAGTGGTACTGTCAGTCAGTTGGTTGATTCAGCTTCTGGTATCCATGCAAGGCACAATCCATACTATATAAGAACAGTAAGGGGAGATAATAAAGATCCCATTACTAAGTTCATGAAAGCACAGGGGTTTCCTAGTGAACCAGATGTGACTAAACCAAATCATACTACAGTATTTTCTTTTCCAATGGCGAGTCCAGAGAATGCTGTATGTAGAACAGACATGACTGCATTGGAGCAACTAGAACTATGGAAAGTGTATGCCCAGAACTGGTGTGAACACAAACCTTCAGTAACAATTTCAGTTAAAGAAGAAGAGTGGGTAGATACCGCAGCTTGGGTATATGAAAACTTTGATGAGATTAGTGGAATCTCGTTTCTACCATTCAGTGACCATACTTACAAGCAAGCTCCATATCAAGATTGTACCAAGGAAGAGTACGAAGAAATGGAGAGTAAAATGCCTAAAAATGTAGATTGGTCAAAACTTTCGGAGTATGAGCAAAAGGATTTCACAGTAGCATCACAAGAGCTTGCTTGTTCAGCAGGAGTTTGTGAGGTGGTAGATCTCCCTGCGGCATGACCGAAATAGATATAGCGTGTCAAGAATGTAATGCAACATACCAACTGAAGTTCGATCTAAATACTTCCAGATATACAATTCTCTGCTGTCCATTTTGTGGTGGAGAAGACATTGATATGGAAGATTATGATGAAGACGAAAGTTGGGATTGACTATAGCATGACATCCCCTGCAATTTGTGTGGGTGAGGGAACCTTCACAAGTTGCAGGATACAATTCTTAACTCCAACCAAAAAATTTGCAAAATCCTACCTTGATGGTAAAATCAAGGGATCTCACTTTGGGACTTGGCCTTCTGAAGAGTTTCGGTATGATTTCATATCAAACTGGATTGTAGCTCAAGTTCCTGTTCATGCAGAGATTATCCTAGAAGGATATGCATTTGCAGCCAAGGGACAAGTGTTTAACATTGGTGAAAACACTGGTCTACTCAAACACAAACTCTACAAAAACAATCTACATCCTCACATAGTCACTCCTACCGAAATCAAGAAGTGGGCT